AGATAGAATTAAAACAAAACGAAAAATAATCGTTGCGGATCTTGGTTGTGGTCGAGCACCAATTGCACACCATTTTAAACATGACCCACGATTTACAATTCATAATTATGACCATCAAACTGGTGGTGATTCCATAATTACGAAAGCAGACATTTCAAATGTGCCTCTGGAAGAAAATAGTGTTGAATTTGCAATTTTATGCCTTGCCCTCATCGGAACAAATCAAGATGAATATATTCGTGAAGCACATCGAATTCTAGAAAGCAATGGTGTTTTATACATTAGTGAAAGTACACATCGATCTTCTGAAGAAGGCCTGTGTGATGGAGTTTTGCTGGAACATAAATTAAATGCGAATGGGTTCACGGTTACATTTAAAAAAATTGATAAATTTTGTATGTTTATATGCAGTAAAAATAGGCAATAAAACATATAACATCGTTTTACGAATCAAATAATTAATATGCATTGGGAATGGGTGTAATTATCATTTCATATTGTGCAATCATTTGTGTAGTATCTGAAGATTGTTCTTGAATAAGTTCAAGTGATGTAGCACTTAGTCCAGTGTTATTAATGTAATCGTTTAATGCTTGAATCTCACCCACTTGTTTTGTTGTTTGGTCATACGGTGATAGTACAGCATCATCTAGTGCTTCTATAACTGGATATGTCCAAATGACATAGATGATTATTAAAATTAAAATATAATATACCTCCATATACTACTATTATTAATTAAATGTAAGTGAAATTTCAATTGTTTCTTTTTTAATACTTTTGGAAGCTGATACTGACAATTCCTTTCTCTTTTTTTTATTTTTATTTTTTTCAGTTTTCAAATTTGACGTACTGTTACGATTATTCATGTCGATCTCAATTGCAGAATAATTATCCTCAATATGTTTGATTATTTCATTGTCTAGTACCCACTTGAAAAAGTTTAACTGTCCAATTGTAGTCTGAATATGGCTTTGATTATATGGTATTATAGTTTTTTCCCATCGACAAAATGGATCAAATCGTTTTTTTGAATACGCCTTTAATTTCAATTTATAGTCGTTGTATACCTTGAATCGAACACCACTTGATAAATTATATACCGTATAGTGTTGCTTTGAATAATTTGTGACAAACCAGTCTATGATCCGTAACGATATTTTAGATTGACCGTTTAATATCGTTAGGATATTATCCATTTGTTTGTAGCTATTCTCCTTATAATAAGTAGTAAGCTTATCTAGTAGTAGTTCGTTTTGTTTAGCATAGCTCATATTAAGATACATTGACTTGTTTTATTTAAATACCTACCGTGAATATTTACCATGTTTAACAAATACATCCAATACAAATAATATGAATATTCCCAAAAAGGCATATAATATTAAATCTTCAGTAACTTGTCCAGACTTTTCGTCTTTTTGATCTTCTAATAGAGAAATCATATAATTTATTTTTTCTGTAACATCATCATCTTTTGATTTATAGGATGGTAATTCTTCTTCAGAAGGCGGAGGAACATAATCCGCAATGGTATCGTCTTCATCGTTATCTAATTGACGTGCACTTGTAATTTTATGGCGTACACGATTTATATTATTCGGCGTCTCTTCAATGGTTGAAGACCATGATGTTAACATTATTATAATTTTAGTATATTATAATTAATATTGGCGAAACGACATATTTAAATATCAATACTTGGTATGATAGAATATGTTATTACCAGTATAATAGTTTTAGTCAGTCTATTAAACAAGCCAGTCCCATTAATATTTCAAGCAGTTGAGCTTGTAGCAGTTATATATGTAGTTCAGTTAAACATATTGCTTGGTATAATAAGTGCATTTGCTTTTATGCGACAAGAACAGACTGACGGGCTAATGAAGAAGAAGTCAATCCGTCATGGTAAAAATAGACTTGGTCGGTTTTCGCTAGACGAACAATTACGCCCTAAAGAATCAGACACTACTATAAGACAACAAAGTGGGCTGCCTCCTTCGATTACATTAGTTGGACAAATGGAAACGCCCGTCGATAATACTGGTACGGGCAACTATACACCATTTTAAATATACTGTATTGGTATGAATATCTATTTGGTATTATATTTCATTATTTTGAGTGGACTACTATTACTACATGGGCGACAAGAAACATTTAAGATTCATGTGGAGGGAAATATTGGAATGCCTGTTTTTGGAATCAAGTCTGCCATTGATAACATACATACTGTTATTGTCGAACCAATTATAACAAGTGGGTCAAATATGATTCCGTTTAAAACGCGGTATAGAAAAATCAAGCGATTTATAAATAAAATGTAATGATAATTTAATGAAACTGTTAAAGAGTTTAAGGTCAAGTATGGACTCGACTAAATTATTTGCTGGGATGATGATGATTATGTTAAATATTGGATCTAAATATGTAGTGATTAAATTATCTAAAAATCAAGAAACGTACATGAAGAATTATGTTGGTCGGGAAATATTAATATTTGCAATTTGTTGGATGGGTACTCGTGATATAATAACATCAATTGGATTGACTGCTGCCTTTTTCATATTATTCGAACACGTGTTTAATGAAAACAGTAAGTTTTGTGTGTTGCCTAAAAAATATAAAGAGTTACAGTCTGTTATTGATACGAATAATGATGGTGTAATAAGTGAAAAGGAAATTGAAGAAGCTGTAGCAATATTAACAAAGGCAAAAACTCAAAAATCAGAAAAGGACAAGAATGCAGTATATAAACACTTTTCAAGTAAAAAACAGTAAAATTAAAATACTTGGGGAGAAGCATTAAATCCATGGTCAATTGCCGTGGATAAAATGGTCCATGCAGGTAAATCAATAGATATAACCCATATTTTTTGATTTGAATTTAAAATGTCATGTTTTATAGCAAGTTTTAATGCTTCAACGCGATGATGTCCATCAATAATGGACCCAGCAGAGGATGTCATGATTGGTGTCGGTTTATTTATTTCATCTAAAATAGTCGATTTATTCTTTGGCCACGACTTGAATATTTTCATGACTCGAGTACTATTAATTTCAGACTGTGACGGCATTAGTGACACTATAGGTACATATTGTCGCGAAATGGTAACTTTACATCCTAAACTATTTGGGAGTAAACCAAAAAAACGTTTCATATCAGCTACAGATGAAAATTGTGGCATGGAACGTCTGGGCAATCGCCCAAGACTATTACGACTAAATTCTACGTTTTTGCACCCAGAATTATTACATATATCATTTTTTTTATTGACATGAGGTGTCTGACGAAACAATTTACGAATTGTTTTATTCCGTCGAGTACTGCGTTTACATGTCTTCATAGTATATACAAATATTATCCAAGATAGTACATTATACTAATAACGCCAACTGTTACTGCACTTCTCATAATCATTATTGGAATGTTTAATGGTCTGTCTGGTAGTTCTAGCTCGTCGTTGGAATCGTATAGATAATCATGTTGTTCTGCCAATACACGTTTAGTATTGGCATCAATTTCATCAGTAGTGCTATCACTAGGATATTCACTATCACTACTACTACATGACTCGCCGGATAATTTATATATATGATTAATAATTTCATTGATAGGATAATCAGTGCTATTGTCAAATAGATTGTGGACTATTAGTGATGCATCTTTCAGCCATTCGTTATGCATATCATTACATGTTGTAAGATATTCAAGTGTGATTGAAGATTCACCTGCTCGAGATCGTTCTATGCACCGCTTCAAACAAATGTCTGGTGAGCACTTTACATAAATTAACATTGAAACAGGTACTTGTAGTTGAAAATAGTGGAACCATTTTTTATAGATTGTATATTCTACATCTGCCATGCTACCCTGAGCATGGAGCATTTTTGCGAAAATGTTAAGATCAGTCAATAGACATCGTTCAGTGATAATAATACTATTGGGATTAGCGCGCATTGTATCTCGCAATGTAATAAATCGTGTAATAAAGGCCATCATTTGAAACGAAAAGGAATATATCTTTGGTTCTGCATAAAAGAGTTCAAGCATTGTAGTACCCTTTATATCTGTAACATTTGCCCATTCATCTACTGGTTCATCAACATAGACAATTGGTATAGTGTCACACAGGTGAAATATTTTACGCAATCCTTTAATAATGGTTGATTTGCCCGATCCAATATTTCCTTCAATTGACACAATAAATGTACTGACCATTCTATAAATATGTTACTTGTATCCAAATCAATTTAAAAAATAATTAATAATTAATTTTTAAATTTTATTACTTATTCTCAATTCGACCGTGCATTTTAAAGATATAATTATAATGAAAAATAAAGTATATTTCATTTTTCGGGTTGTAATAATATATTTTCTTGTTTTTGTTATAATGTAAATCGTATTTATTTATAAATGCAGAAACTTGTAATAATCCTTTATAAACAGCTAAAAATCCATTATCATATAAATTATGACAATATCTACACATAAATTCTACAATATTTTTATCATTTTTTTCATTATTATTTAATATACATCTTGGTTTTAAATGTGCTGTCTCTAGTAAACATAATGGCAATGTTTTATCACAAATTATACATATTTGCGGTTTATTAGTAATTAAATAATTTCTCAATTGTTTTTGCTCTGGTCTAATCTCTTTCAATTCATATTTTATATTCCTACTATATTTTCTATAAAATGTAATAATAATTTTCAGATAATAATATTTATGATCATTTAATATCACATTACCTTCATCTGATAATTTATAATGTTGTTCATTATAAAACATAATCTTATGTTTTTTTAATTTATTCAATTCTACTTTTATATCATTTATCTTAACTAAATTATCATATCGAAACTTTACATAATTAAATATATCTATTAGTGTATTGTTATCATGTAGGATAAAAGAGTTAATAATATAATCTATCATTATTTAATATTTGTAAATTACTTCTAAGTCAAATTATAGTGAAACCATAATATTATAACCTCGTTTTCCTGGTTTTGAATTTATATCAACACCTTTGCTGTTTTCTTCTTTGTAATTTAGTTTTTCAAACTCTTCTTTAAATTTTTTAGACGCGTTCAAACATTTTTTTGCATTTCTTTCGCACCATACCTTATAAATTGTGAATACATCTTTTAATCCAAATCTTAAGTTTGTTTGTTCTGTTTTTTTACAACATGAAGTTGTGAATAGAAATATATCCTCATTAATTAATGGTTCTATTAAAATATTTGGTTGTAGTTGTATAACATTTTTAACAGATAGAGGAGCTATTATGTCTAATGAAATAATTTCAGGTTTATATTTATCATATAAATATAACCAACCATCAGGAGTTTTCCAATAATATCTGTCTGGTAATTTATTGTCGTCTTCAATAAAATCATCTACGGCTTCATTTGTATATCCGTGAGTATTCATGTGTTGTTTATATTCTTCCTTAAGGACTGAATATTTAACTTTATCATCAACAACAATATACGGAGTTTTTTTTATATAATTGTTTGTTTGTTTGGGAATTTGTTTATCATTGCTAACAAATGATATACATATGTATAAATTATCATTTTCATCATAACAAGTATAAATTCGCCGCATTCCATCTTTCAATTCTCCAAATCTTGTAGTATCATTTGAATGTTCTAAATATTTTTTTTTCATTTTTTGTGGGGTGCTTCTACAACTCTCAGTATAATATCCTAATTTATTAAATTGTTGTTGTCTTGATTCAAACCATTTCTTTGTTATATGGCTTAATTCCATATTACTTTTTTTTGAAACATCATCAATGATTTTATTTATTTCTTCAAATGTGAAATTTTCTAATTTACAAAATTCTTGTTTAATTTTATAATTACCATATTTATTAATAAATTCATTAATATTCATTTCTTGTATTTCATTAATACACCTATAATCACCCAAATGTGTTTCTTCACACCATTCACTGATTTCAGTATCAATCATATTATCAATAACAATTAATTTATAACCATTATTTTTACTATCATAACGTTTAGTTATTTTTAAATTTTTTCGTTTCTTCGACACATCTATATATTTCATATATTTACCAAACTTAAAATCTCCATTATCTATTATACTTTCTAATAAATCTTTAATTTCTTCCCAACTCTCACAACCCATAATATATTTTTCAATTTCTTTTATAAATTTTACATAAAAATTCTGTATTATATCTTGTAATTCTGGAGTCGTCCATAAAGTAAGTTTCATATTTCCATTTTTAAGTTCTAAGTCGTTATATTTTCCTTGTAATCTTAATCGTTGAGAAATATCAGTGCAGTTTAATGATGAATGTGACACAAAATACTGGTCAGTTAAGTGTAATGAATAATTGTCATAATCATCACTTGTAAATGAATATCCCCGTTCTCCATATTTACCCGTTATTGTTATAATTGTTTTACACAAATTTTGTGTGCTTTTTTCAAATAAAATTCTTAATAATTTATATACAAATTTTATATTTAATATTTTTGTATTTATATCAAAGTAGCAATAATTATTAGATAATTTTTCAGATTTTTCAGTATCTATAGATGAGCCGTATATTCCACCTGATTGCCATAATCTTTTACCGGTCGAAGATTGATTTGAGTCCCATTGAGACAAGTGTTTTATTTCTTGTTCATAATTCTTTGATAAATATAATCTTAAACATTTTCCATGATATATTATAATGAACAAATTGGGAAAATCTTTAATTATTTTATCTACTAAACAAAATTGACTGGCTCTTATTTTTTCTTCACTAATCAATAACGAATTATATTTACTTGTAAGTCTTGAAGTGACCTCTTCTATTATTTTTTTTATGTTAATATTATAATCTTCAACAATATCGTAACATTTTTTTTTCGTATGATTTTCTGTATCTT